AACTTTTTAAAGCTAAATAAACTAAATTTTTAGAAACACCGTTTGTGTGGTGAGTATCTTTTTGTTTAGTAATATGATGTACATAAGTCCATATATGATCAAAATGTTGACCTACCATATTAATAAACAGTTTATACTGGTCATTATTAGGATTATCTGATATATGTCTGGGTATTAAGTTTGTTAAATTATGTGGGTTTTGTCTATCAAATAAAGAAGCTGATAATAATTGCCCACCATATAAACTTGCATTTTCTATATCACTTCCTAACCAATCTTTTGCTGCTGATGATGTTATGTGTGCTAGTGTATATGGTGATATAGTATTTGTTTTAGGCCAAGAATAGGCGCCTGATTCAAAATATAAAAAACGTTCATATCCATCAAATCCCTTAATTAAGTTTGTTTTCTTATTACTTACAACCTTTTTATTAGATAAAACAGCGGCACTAGCAGAAGTAGGGCCTATAATTAAATTTATATCTTTTATTTGATTATCATATAATTCTATTAAACTTAATTTATATTTAAAATTTCTTAACCTCTCAGTAGCACTACCAAAATGTATAAAATTTTCAAAATGGTAAGGTACTTCTAAAGAAGATGTATCTTGTGATCTAATATAATCATATTGTATGTTAGGTACTTCACTATTTTCTAGTTGTTGTAATAAATGCTGGTATGAGGATGTTAAAGAATATTCTAGGGCACTATCAAAACTTTTAAATTGTGAAGGTACACTGTTTAATAATCTAGTATCTATATTATAGTTGGGGCCTTGTAGTTGTACACTTGTATCTCTAGGAAGAGGTTCCCCTAAATCTACATCCATAGAAATAGGATCTGTTATTTCTAGAGCTATTCTAAATTTATCCCCTACAGATAATTCTGGGTCTAGAGGTTCAAATAACTTTATTAATGCTTCAGATCGAATATTACTAACTGCTAAGTTTATAGCTAATTCGTTTTTATTTCTATCGAAGTTTAATACAAAATCTTTATAGAATACTGCATCTTCTAACCTACTAACAAGTATATTTAATTGTGTTTTTACAGTATCATCATCATTATAAGCTATTTTTAATTCTCTTCTTGAAGGAGATATTTCTTTAATACTAAAAATCCTATTAAAACTATTAAGGATTTGTTTCTTATGAATATTTAAAATTAATTTATATTGTCCAGAAGTATAATTTAAATCATTTAAAACTTCTACAGGATTAACTATTATATTACTTGTCTTACCATATGAATCTGGGTTAGTAGGGATTTGATAATCTTGGAAGTCATTTATAGATTGTAGTAGTTGACCTTTAAGGTTATAAATATGTGCTTCTACATAATCTTCTTCTGATCCAAATTTTCTTCCTATTACCCTATTAGCTGTGTCTCCTAAAAGATTAGATTCTATTCTTTCTATAGTATCATATTCACCTCTAGATATAGCTCCTGATCCTCCTTGTGAAAGTAACTCAGCATTTTTTGAATTTTGTTTAATAATATTTTTAGCTACTTCAATAGGATCAGCTGTTTTAGGGATATTGATTTTACCAGTATTTATCTGTTCTACAATTTTATTTATATCTTTTGTAGATGGTTGATTGGTTTTTATCCTTTTACCTTTTTGTGATATTTTATTCTTAAATGACTTCATTTATTATGAAAATCTTACGTTTCGTTCTTTATAATATGTTCCTACTATATCTTCTAGATCGCCTTTTCCTTTTTCCCACCCATTAAATTGTTGAGTATTAGATCTTTGAGATGCAAAATCTCCTTCTGATAGATTATCATATAATTCTGATAGTCCTTCAATAGATATTTCATCTCCACTTTCTATTCTTTGATAAATTATTTTATAAGCTGCTAATTTTCTTCTTGCATCATTTAATTCTTCTCTTGCTTCTTCTCTTAATCCCCTTGAACGATCTTTTTCTGGACCATCTGGAAGAGTATTTAAATCATTACTGTATTTAAAGAACTGGTTTTCCATATTTCTTTCTAAATCCCAAGCTTGTGTTATTTCATTTTCTAATTGTACTTTGTATTCTTTTACACTATTATATAAGTCTGGATTTGCTCTAAAATCGGAAGGATCCAACATTACAGCTATTGATTTAGGTCTTAAAGGCAAACCTCCTCCTAAATCTTCTTTATCAAAAGAAGGACCATTATCAATTTGATTAATAATATCTCTTGGTACTGCTTTAACTATATTCATTTCATAGTCGTCATCATCTTCTTTAAAACCTAAAGCTAATTTTAAAGCTGCATAAACACTACCTGGTCTACCCCCTACTATAGGGCGTTTTTTACCTTTATCCATATAGAAATAAGAGCCTCCTTTATCTATAGATATAATTGTTCCATTTTTGTAGAATGGATGCTCTTCTGGATTTTCTAACTCATCAATTCTTTCTTGTAGTTCATCTATTTGATCTTCTAATTTTTCAATTTCAACATCTTTTTGAGCAAATATATTTAAATATTCTCCGCTTTTTTCTAATATAGCACGATGTGATTTTTCTTCACCTTCATCAGGTATATCAAAAAACAATTCATCATAATCTTTAAAAAAATTATCAATATTTTTTTTAGGATCAGATTTATTAATTTCTGAAAAGCTTAAGTCTAAATTATTTCTAAAACCATCTGAACCATATAGTTTTTTTTCAATAATAATATTTTGATTATTATTAGGTGTTAAAACTTTAGGTAAGTTTTCAGGAATTTGAATTTTTTCTGTATTATATATGTCTGCCATTATCTAACTACTTTAAATGAATAATCTTCATCATATATATTAATTCCATCATTATTATCTACTCTAAATTGTAACTTATAATAACGTTCTGGTTGTAAACCTTCCATAAATAAATCAAAAAACATACCATCACTATCTGCACTTATTTTTGTAAATTTAGTATCAAAAGGAATTATTACCTCATCTGTTTCTGCGTCTCTAACACTGTAGTAACTTGTTTCGGGTAAATATTGTATGTTTAAATAATTTGAACTTGTTACAAAAGTCCTGTCTGGGTATCTTTTTCTTGTTGTTAATCTAAAACGATGTTTTGATTTTCTTTGAAATTCAGATTTATTATCATATAAAGATAAAAATATATCTCCACTATTTAATACAGTACCTCCACTTGTAGAATATACTGCGTCTTGCCATTTAAATGTTAGTTTTGGTGGATAAATTGTATGAGTGTCTGTTGAAAAATATTGCATTTCACCCGTACTACTTGATGTATCTGTTTCTACAGAATCAGGTTGTTTAATTATAAATCCATGGTTTTCTATACCATTAGGATAAGTAGTTCCTGCAAATAAACTTGCTGAGAATTTTTGAATTATGTCTGTTACATTAAAACTAGTATCTAATTTATCCCCATTTTTAAATTGTTGGGTTGCTTGATATCCTACTCCTTTGTACCAAACCCCTCCTCCTTCTGTTATACCACTTGCTATTATTGAACCTGATGTTCCACTATTAAAAGGTGTTGTTGTTGTGCTTGTTGCTCCTTGTACTGAAAAATTTCCTATAGAAGAAGTAAATACAGCTTGGTTATTTCCTGCTACGGAACTTGTTGTTACAGTTACGTTAGTTCCTAAAGATGATCCAGATAAAATTAATGTATTAGTTGATTCGTTAAATGAAGCTGTTACATTATTTAAAGATGAAGATAAATTTATAACGTTTGCTAAATTATTTCCAAATGCTGTTATTGATGAACTTATTTCTACAAAAAATTCTGAGTCATTGTTATCAAATAATGAGGCAGATATAACAGGTACATAATCTACACCATTAATAGTTAATTCCATTTGCGATCCTAAGGGTAATGTATTTATATTAATAGATGAAGAACCAAAAGTTAATCCTGTTGTTATTACTGAACCTGTTAGCCATTGTGTTTTTGTTATATCATTATCTCTAAAAATCCAAGAACACCCATTTGAACTTGTTGGTAGATTTGAAAATCTTCCTGAGCCTTCATGCCATGATTGTGATATAGCATATGCCTCCAAATTTATAACATTTGCTAAATTTTTATGTTGTGCTGTGAATAATTCTAAAGATACATTAACAAAATTATTTAAAGCAGTAGTATTACTTACACTAAAAAAAGCAGGTCCATTTGCCATTTTATCTGTGATTATCTCTTTAATTTCTTCACTTTTGAATTGTATAAGTACTCTTGAAGGATAATATCTTTGATCAGAATTACCTTTTTCTTTTACAATTTCTAAAATTTCATCCCCACCTGTATTTAGTTTTTTTCTATCAGGGTGACTATAAATTGTAGCGTCTTTTTCAGGAAATATAGAATAGTATGCCATTTTAGTATGTTATTACTCGTCCTTTAATATCAATATCTGGATATTTTATTTCAAATATACTAGGATCTAATGAAGGGTAAATAACACCACTTCTTGTAGCACCTATTATATCATATTTAAATTTTGAATATCCTTTATCTTCACTACTTATATTATTTACTTCAAATTTTTGTACTGAGATTACTCCCTTTACATTACTAATAAGATTCATTGCTTCATTTATTATAAGTGGTTGGTTAATTTGCCATTTATCTATATCAAAATATTCTTTTAACTCTGATATACACTCTAATAAAACTTCTTGGTTATTATATGATTTAAATGTTGTAATTTCAAAATCAATCCCAATATTAATAATATATCCATCTTTAATATTAACAGCATCTGTTAGCATTCTATGATGTTCTAAGTAAGTTGATAAATTTGTTTTTGTTGCTGTGTTTAAATTTTTTAAATTTTGGTTACCATCATATCCTAAAACATGTAAATTTAATGCTAAAGGATTAGGTATTCTATTAGCCTCTGAGGTATATGGTGTTAATTGATCATCTTGAGTTATATATGCTTTTGCTATTTTACCAAAACGAGAAGGCATAGAATATGTTCTTACAATGTAATCTTCCTTAGTTACTGTTCTTTGCTGAGCTGAAAAAGCAGCCATTGTATTCATTCTAACTTCTTCATTTGAGTCACCACTACCACCCCCAGTTGAAGCTTCTGGGTTAGTCACAACGATTGATTCTCTAATAAAATTAGCTGTTCCTAATACTAAATTAGGTTTTTGAGTTAAATTTAAAGTTTCATTTGCTGTTATTGTATTAGCGGGGACGTTTGATGCTATACCACCTCCTACTAAATAATTAACTGTTAAAGTTGTATTTGAAGGTGCTTCTCCGTATGTTTGGGTATATAAAAAATTAGAAGGATCAAAAGCTAAATTTAACTTACTACTTCCGTCTTTAAGGCCTAATCCTATATTATCAGGGTTAGGGATAATTTGTTCATCATCTTTATCTGAAGTACCAGCACCAAAAGATATTTGTAAAGTTCCATCTGATAAAAATCTAGATATAAATCTTTTTGAAGCTTTTTTTAGTTTTAATAAATATGGTGTTTGGTTATTATATTGATATAAATCAGGATCGTTTGAAGCTATGTTTTCTATATCATCAAATACAGTATCCTGAGCTAAGTAAGGGACTTCAGTCCATATATTACCATCTGAATCTATTATATTTTCTATTCCTATAATTTGGTTGTCTCTTAAATCTATATTTAGATATTTTTCTGAAATTCCTACAGAAAAATTTTGAGATTTAGGTTGAGCTTGAATTGCTTTTGATCTTTTTTTTAGTAAATAATATTGAGGATTATTATTATTATCTAATTGATATACGCTAACTTCAGTAGGATCTATAGAAGAAGACATTGCAAAATCAACTCTTTCTTCTAATCTAAATACAGGACCTTCTGTTGATTTAAAAGTAGATCCAGGATTTATTTTTAAAGTATAATCATAATCTGGTTGATAAGTTCCATTAGCTAATTTAGAGGGTAATAATTGAAATATATCTAAATTTGTAGCTGAAGTAGTAGTTACTTTGGGTTTATATCCTAAAGCATAAGCTAAATTATATAAATTTTCTTTTTCTTGTGCTAATGTTAAAAAAGTTTCTTGTAATTGTGTGTCAGTATAAAAGGATAAAACATCACCAACGTAGGCTGCCATTTCTAAAAACATCATACCTGGTGATCCCTCACTAAAGTCATTAAATGTATTTGGATAATAAACTTTTGTAAATTCTATTAACTGTTGTTTAAAAGTGTTAAAATCTTTATTTAGATATCTAACATCTTTATCCTGGTTTTTATTTGATGTTTTTGTATAAGCCATTATCTAAAATTAAGTTGTATTGAATCTTCAGTATTATCTATTAAAAATTTATAAGTCAATCTTATATATAAAGTATGTTCATCAGGAACAACTTGTAATACTAAATTAGTTATTTCTATTTCAGGTACATAAAAGGCAGTTTGGTCTTTAATTCTTGTCTCTAATTCATCTTCGTTTATTTGATTTTCAAATAATTTTCTTTTTAAACCAACTCCAAAATTAGGTTCATATACTCTCTCACCTGGTTCTGTTAATAATACATTTATTAAATTTGATTTAACTTGTTCCTGTGTTGTATATGAAGAACGAAAAACAGCAGAAGCATTAAAAGGAAATATAACACCTACTGCTCTACTGTCTTGTAAATCAATAGGGTTTATATTTATTTCTTCTCCTATGTTTTGTGTTACTGCCATTTATTATAATCCTTTTTTCTTATCTATTGCTTTCATTAATGAACTATAATCTCTTGTAACAGCACTTGCTACTTCAGCGGGCATACCTGCTGTATCCATTGGTAATGGGGCTCCTGATGAAAATGGCTCTGATAGACTTACAGGAGCCATAGCTGATTGTGTGTTTGTATCACCTGCTGCTGTTTCATTTAAAAGATCATTTAGGGTACTATCTCCAACAAAATTTTGTTTTTTAAATGGCTTTTTACCCATTATCTTTTCTTTTAAAGAATTTTGTTGTGGAACCTCAACCATTCTTTCCGTGTGTTCTACTATAGATGGTTTAATTTCATCACGTAAATCTTCTTTAAGTGATTTAATTTCTCTACGTAATGCATAATCGATTTCTTCTCTAACTACTCTTCTAATTAGATTTTCAAATGTTTTTGCTTTCATGTTATAAATTAGTGTTTGTTATAAATATAAATAAATTAAACTTTATAGCGTCTATAACCAACCATTTCAAATCTTGCATTAAAGATTTTTTCGATTATTTCTTGTTGGCCTGATAACTGCAAATTAGTTAATATAGAATCATAAAGTTCTGCTAAAGGATCATTGTAATCAAATACATCTTTATCATTTAAGCTACTAAAAGGATCATTACCCATAGATATAGGTGTGTTTAAAGAGTATCCAGGATACTCCATACCTTGTAAAAACTCTTCTGGTGTTTGCCCATTTACAGTATTTTGTGTTTGATTACCATTTCTCCCAGGATTAGAAACAGCACAATTATTTAAAAATAATAAAAATAAAGTTTCAAGCATTTGAATAAGCATTTTAACTAAATTTAATAATGCTACTACTGCTGCTATTCCTTTTAATATTAATGCTAATAGTTCATTTGCTTTATTTCTAGGAAAATCTAAAGCTTTTACAAAAGATTTAGCTATAATTTTTAATATTGATATTTTACCCTCAGCAAATGTTGCAGCTTTATCTGCTAGAATTATAGGACCCGAAGGTGCTGTTGCTGGTGGTGGTATTAAACCTACCCCATTTACTAATATTTTAGCTGCTATTACTATTTTTTGTAATATACTTATTAATATATCTACTGTTGCTATTAATGCTGCTATCTTTGCTATAATAGATAATACTTTATTTACTAGTGCTTGTAGTTTTTCTAATGCTTTTTGAGATTTTTCTAAAGCCTTTTGAACTTTTTTAGCAAAATTTTTTATTTTTTTATAATTTTTTTCAGCTTTATTTACGGCAGATTTAGTACATACTTGAGATGTTGAAAACTTATCTTTTAAAGTATCAGGAGTTGGAAGTTTATTTTTATATTTTAAAACAGACTTTGCCCCTTCATCCTTTAATTTATTTTTTGCTTTTTCAAGTATAACTTGATTTTTTATTAATAATTTTTGAATTGCTGCTTGCATTATTTATCTATTTTCCATACATATTATCTGTGGGTAGTTTAACTCTATCACTTTTAAATAAAGGTATATTATTTCGTATATTTGCTATTTGTTGTTTAGTTACTTCAAATATAGGTACTCCACTAGGTACATTAGGTCCTACAGGAGGAGCTACACAGTAAGGTGGATAAGTGTATTCTAAGGTATATAATAAGTTTTCTAACATTTCTAACATATCATTTAGTATCCTTTCTAAATTATCTCCTAAAACAGCATGTTCAGCTGGGGAATTTTTGTCTCCCTCTAACCCTATATGGATTAAATTAGCGTTAACTACAAAATTACCTTCATCTCCTGTGTCAAAATGAATATGGTTATTAGCGCTAAAAGCCATGTGTTTATTAGAGTAAACTAATAAAGAATCATTTTTAGCATTAAATAATAATCTATCTGAGTTAATTATTACTTGTTTACCTTCATATTCATATGGTTGTATTGGGTTTTCCATATTAAGCTAATCTTGCATTTTTTATATTATTATAATCACCTTGGTATACATCTGAATCATTTGCATATTTTTCTAGATTTGTCTTTTTTGTTTTAAATATATTTTTAGATCCAAATCCTAAATTAGTCATTAATCTTGGCATCCATATTCTTGGACAAGGTTTATTTGCTACCTGATTATGACCCGCTACTTGTATGTTTGGATATCTTGCTACATATGTTTTAATTATATCTACTAAAGTTTTTGCTTGGGCACTTGTCATATTAAAACCTCTAGCTCCCCCCATCCAATTTATTTGAATTCCATTTCCATTATAACCCTTAGCACCATACGCCGTAAAAGTATCATCATATATTTTACAACAATGTCCATTTTTTGTTATCATTATATGATAACCTCCCCTAGATCCTCCTAAAGCTTTAACTCCTCTATCTCCAAACATTTGACCTAATATTGATTCTACAGGAGGTTTAAAAGAACCTGCCGTACAATGTACTACTAAATATTTTTTATTAGAAGCTATAGGGCCTAAATTTTGTTTAACCGTACTCCAAGGAGCTGGAGCCTGAACTGTAGTTATTATTCCTGTTTTTCCTGGTATTTTAACAGGGTAATTCCAAGTATCTCCCCTTTGTGGGGCACCGTTTACTGTATTATATGCTGTTTGTTTTTTTACTTTCCATTGTGCTCTAATTTTTTGCCAATCTGCATTTCCTGTACTATCTGATGGTTCACCACTACTACCAAGATCGATTTCTCCCTCTTCTAATCTTTCAAGTTGACTAACAGCAACATCTTGACCTGATATAACTGGGTTTTCAAATGATTCAAAATCTTCTTCATCAAAATCACCACTCGCAAGTAATTCATCATATAAAGATAATTCATCACCCGTTTCTTCTTCTACTGGTGTAGGGGGTGGTGGAGTATTATCTTGACTTTCAATTTCTTCTTCATTTGTAATAGGATCTGCACTAGATGTAGGTAAACCAGCTATTAAGGCATTTGTTGCTTCTTCTTCATTTGTTGTTGGTTCTGGTTCTGTATATTCTTGTGCTGGTGGTGAGCTTAAAGCTTCTATAGGATCTTCAATTACTGTAGGTTCTGCTCCCCATGACTGCCAATTTAAAGAAGCAGGCACAAATTTATCTAATTTTTGTGTTGATGTTAAGTAAATAGATGATAGATCTCTATTAACATCTTCAACAGTAGGTTCCCACCCTTTACTATCTAATTCATCTGATTGACCATTTCTAATTATAGTAATAGGATCACCTGTTTGACCTGTGGTAGACCAATCATTAGGACCAGGAGCTGTTGCTCCAAATCTTATTGAGTTTCCAAATCTACCTTCTACTATATGATCACCTTCAAACGGTAATAATGGTTTTGTATTTAATTGTTCTTGAAAATAATTACCTAATTCTATTTCAGAATCTAAATCTTGTACTTGTCTAACAAGTCCTCCTACAGCATTTACATAGTCTTTTTGAGTTTTATTTGTATTCGAAGCATCACTATATAAATCAGGATTAGGTAACGCATTATGGTGTGGATGGTTCCAAATATTAATGTTAGGAATATAATAATTTTCTTTATCATCATTTATTATATCTCTACCTAAAGTACTATGTACTAATACTATTTCTCCCTTTAAAGGATAATATTTAGTATTTGCAAATAATGGTTTAGCTATATCATTAGAATTTATTATAGAAGCATTACCTCTATTAAATTCAATTTTTGGATCTTTTACAATATCACTTACTTTTATAAATAAAATAGTACCTAAAGCATCCCAACCCCCAATTTTATCTATGTCAGGAAAATTTAAATCTAATACTACATCAACTACTTTTACGGGTATAAATTGACCAGAATTATTTTTATAATTTGCATTTTGGTTTGTAGTTACTGTAGGCATTTTTATTCTTTAGGTTGTTCTAATTGTTTAGGTTCTTCAACAGTTTTAGCTATTTCTTCAGTTAAATCTTGAAGTTGAGCCATTTCTTCTTCTGTTAGTAATCCACCATCACCTGAATTTGTATTACCCGTAGATAAACGTTGTACAATAGCTGCCATTTTTAATAAAGCGTCATCATTTTTAACGCTAATTTCCATATATTCTTTAATTAATGGAACTACAACGGTAGCATCACCTAATGATTGTACTAAAGGACGTAATTCAGCTATAAGTTGAGCTAGTTGTTTGGCTTTCTTTTTTTGATTACCATGAATTTCCTTTAGTAAATCCGAAAAAGATTTATCATCAAATAATATTTGGTTTAATGGATCCATAATATTTTATTATAAATATGGAAAAAAATTAAATTTTTATGTATCCTGTTTCTGTATATTCATTATAAAGTTTTTTATAAACTTTTTTAAGAGTTTTAGTTACTTTAGTTATAACAGGAGTTTCTACACCAGTCATTTCTCTTATATAAATGTATAGTGCTTTTTTGTTAAATATTTCTAAGTTTTCTCTACGTTTAAATAGTATATTTACTGCGTCACATACTTTTCTATCATGTTCTTTTTTAAACATAATAAACATATTTTTATCAACATACTCAGTAAAATAATCTATAAAATCTTTAATTTCTTGTTTACGTTCGTCCCTTCCTAATTGACGTAATACTCCTTCATCTTCATCAGCAGCTAAGGGGTCTGCTTTTGCTTTTTTCTTTTTATAGTTGTTATTATTATATAGTATAAGATAATTTTTACCTACAATAGAAAAATAACTAAATGCTTTAGTACCTCTTTCTGGCTTCCAATAATCTAATTTTTCTAAGAAAAAGCAACATACTTCATGTTTTAAATCTTCTAATGTTTCAACTTCTGTATAATAAAATTTAAATGTATGGATTAAATTTTCCGCTAACTTATAAAAGGCGTACGCTATACGAGTACGATATATTTCATTTCTTTCTGCTTGGTTAGATGATGCTAAATATTCTTGTATAGCTACATCTACATCTGCTGTAAAATATTGTTTTTTAGATGGTTTTCTACCTCTTTTCTTTTTAACAACTGGTTCGGGAGTAAGAGAACCGGTAGTAGCCGGTTCTTTTTTGGTTTCATTTGACATTTAAGAGTTATTTTAATGTAAATTCGTTAAGTGCTTCTTGTATTTTTTGTACTTCTTTAAAGAAAAAACCGATTTGATCATCAGCATAAAATATACCTTTATCATCTATTTGTTTTAATCTTTTATCACAAGCTTCTATAGCCTCACTTTGTTTAGTAATAAAATCTTCTAATCTTTCATTTCTTAAAATTAAATTTCTAATAATAAAAAAAGAAGCTACTATTACTACTGTTAATATAATGCTAAGTGTTATCATATTTAATCTTTAAAAAACGAATCTATAACATCAATAGTTGCTTTAGATAAGTTTGGATTATTTTCTGTGTTTATTTTTTTAGCCGTTCTTAAAGTTTTATCACCTTTACTAGCATTTTTAGGTTTACTAGATTTAGGTACTGCATTTGTAGCACTATTCCAAATTTCATATTCTATTTGAGCAGCCATATGATCTGCTTGATGCATTAATAATGGTAAATGAGATCTTAATTTAGTTTCTTTCATACTAGACATAAAATAAAACTTATTTGATTCATCATATAAACCATCATGAATTTTAATACCAATAAATTCATTTTGGGTTACTTTACAACCAATTTCTTGTAGTAGAAATAAAGATCGTTCTGGCACTTTCATAGCAGGTATGTCAGTATTAAACTTATATACTTGGCCTAATTTATCAATATGCCATTGTGAATCATTTAGTTGATAATATTCACCTTCTTGTTGACCCATTTTACCCAAATCATGGAATAAAGCAACGAAGTGCATCTCTTCAACAGAGTATGTGGATACGTCTCCACCCATTTTATTCCACGTTTTATATAATTCATTTGCACAATCATATACACGTAAAACATGATCAACATAACCACCAGCAAATGCTGAATGATGCCAATTTTTAGCTGCTGCTGGCATCATCATAAAACGTTCTTTATATTTTTCCATAAATGGAATTAATATATCTGTTCGTTCTTTAGATATATTAGTTTTTATTTCATTTAAATAACGATCCCAATTTGATTGGATTTTTTCTGCTGATAACATATTATAAATTTCGTGTATTTTGAACTCCTCTTGCTCCATAATTACCTGTATTTGATATAGTAATTATATTTTGAAGTTCATCATAGCGGTCTTTTAATTCTCCTTTTTCCATAAAGTAAATCGCATCTGCGTTTTGTCCTCTTTTAATTAAATTTCTTAAAGTAGCTAAAGATTGATCTAATCTTTCCATTGCTCCTTGTAATTGTCTTTCGTAAGCCATATTTATTTATTTTTAGTTGATTTAAACGTACGACCTTTTTTTATACCATCCAAATCATTTTTGCGGGGTTTTGTACGTTTGATTTTTTCTTTTTTAGGATAATAATCCTCTGAGAATTTTTCAATATCTCTAATCTTCATTTGTATATTGTTTATAAAGTTGATTACACCAAATCATATTTTCTTTTAACATTTTTTTACGATCTGGTTTTAAATTAAGGAAGTCTGTTGTTTCAATTAAATAACCTACTGCTGTTATACGGGTAAGGTGTTCTTTTGTTCCATTTTCTTCAATAAGTTTTTTAAGTAATTCAACACTTTTTAAATATTCTTGTTTTTTTAATTCAGCTGCGGATTGTTGTTTTTGTAACTTGTGTTCTTTATCATTGTCATCAAAAAATGACATTATGTTAGTTCCTGAACGGTATATACCCTTTAGGTTATCGGATTTTTCCATCCGTTTTAATGCTTTATCTATATTTTTGGGATCGTATTGATTCATAACCGGGCGACCTTTTCGACCTAAAAACCCCTACAGTTGTAGGATACGTAAAATATTAATATAATCCAAGTTTTTTAACCGAAAATTTTATTAAAATGTAATTTCATAGCTCCTTGAGATGCTCCTATGGTAGCTTTACCTAAAATATCATCATAACTATCAAATTTATTTTTGTCTATGTGCCAAAATCTTATAAAACCACTAATACTCATATCTGCTAAATGACCACCATAACCTGGTTTTCTTGCTAATTTATCACCAATAAATTTTCTAGCTAATTTTTGTGCACCTTCTTCTGCACTACTAAAACCTCCTAAGGCTTTATCAATAAAATCAATATTATTTGAAAATTGACCAAATATAGGAAAAGTTTTAGATAAAGATTTTAAATCTACTTCTTTTAAAGTGTAAACGGATTCAAATGCGTTTTCTAAATCACTACCTGCCCATGATAAAGCATTTATTTGTTTTTGATCTTCTATTTTACCATCAAATACTGATGATAAACCTTTTATACCAAATACTAAATTTAATATTTTTAGATTGTCTCTAAATTTACCAAATCTACCTAAATCTATAACTCCATTAGGTTTACCATAAGCTTTTACTTCTACACCATCTGAACCATCTCCACCAAACCATAAGTCAGGTGCATCATCTCCCCTACCTTCCGCTAATTTACCAGCTGTAGATGAGTTAGAATGATTATATAGCCAATATAAGGATAATTCTCCTTTTCCTACTCCTAATGTTTCTGTTTGGTCTCCTGTTTTCTTTTTAGGTTTAATAGTCCATAATTTTTTCCATATTTCTAAATCATCTGCTTTTACTTGTTCGTCAAAAGTAGATTTAGTAAATTTATATGTGTTTTTAGATTTAGGAATTTCTCCGTCGAAGACAGTAGCTATGAGTTGATCATATTCTGTGTTTGCGCTAGTTGTTTTTGGTTTTTCGTCTTCTTCTTTTAGATATTGAATTATTTCTTCTGAAGGTATATCTAACCCTTTAAGAATTTTTTCTAAAACTAACATGTCAGAAGGGTTACCCAGTGACGGATATCCCTTTTCTGACCTGTAAGACCATTCTAATAATAACTCATCAAGAGTCATAAGTATATTACTTAATAATGTTAGCTAATCTTTGGAATCTTTCTTGAAGGTGTGTAGCTTCTTTAACGTCATCTTTATCGTCTTTTTTAGCTTCGTCTACGTCGTCTTTTTTAGCTTCTTCCATTTTATCGTCATCATCTTTTTTAGCTTCGTCGACCATTTCTTCTTCCATATCAGACATTTCTTCCATTTCAGCTTCGTCCATGTCTCCCATATCGCCATCCATATCTTCAAATTTAGGCTTTAACATATCGTAGATTTTTTTAAGCATTTCCATAGAATCGTCTCCACCTTCAGCGCCTGCATCTACATCATCTGCATCTACATCAACGTCTACTTCTGCTTCGTTAACGTAAGCATCAAGTTCTTCCTTGATCATTGTTTGTAATTCTTTTAAATTCATTTTTTTACTTTTTTAGAGTTATTATTATTGGTTTTGCGTTTATAAGGTTTACGTCCTTTTCTTCTTTTTCCTTTAGCTGCATCTACAACATCTTTTGATTGCTCAACAACGTTTTTAGCTGCATGTTTAACATCTGCTAGTTCTTTTTTCATTTCAGCGATTCTAGCTTTCGCTTCTTTTAATGCTGCTTCTGCTTTTTCATCAATGTCAGTTGAATCCCAAATAGCATTCCACAATCTTTTAAAGTAACTTTTAATTTTATCCATAACGTTTTTTAATTATTTTTTTAATCCAGCCATAAACCCTTCTTGGTAGGCTACCTTTGCAATTTCATAGTACATTTTTACACCTTCAGATCCTTCTTTTAAAGAAACTCCTGCTTCTTTAACAATTTTTAAAAGTTCCATGTGAGTGTCTCTTTCCATCATAGTTTTAGCAACGGCTCTTCTGTCTGCTTTTTCTTTTAAAGAAATTTCTTCTTTTTCTTTTTCAATTTCTTTAACTCTAGCTACGATTTCTTTATTTCTATCTACTAATTCTTTAGACTTTTCTCTGTATTCGTCAGCAGTTAGTTTACCATCTTTATATTTGTTTAAAGCTGGTTGAAGTTTTTCTTTATTTTTTTCTCTTTCTTTTTCTAATTTTTCAATTTCTTTTTCTAAAGCTTTTAATTTTTTATCTTTACCTTTAGCACCTTTAGATGCTTTTTTTTCTGCTTTAGCATCATCATCATCTTTAGCTTCAACTAACATATTTTTTACTTCAGCTTTAATAGCTTCTTTAAGTTTTTCCATTTTATCATTTTTAAACGACTTATCTATTTCTTTCATACCATGTTCTTCTCTATATTCTTTTAACCAAGTCTTAAAAGTAGGCTTACTATCATTATTACGATATTCAGTCATATAATGAACTAAAGCTGAATAATATCCACTATATTCTTCTAGATTTTTAAGTACAGTTTCTGTGCATTTTTCTCTTTCTTCAGGTGTAGATTCTGCTAATCTTGAAACACCTAATGATGTTAATTCAACATCCATACCTTTTCTAAATTCGTATGGGTTTACTCTATCTAAACGTGTACCTACATCAGTTACACCTGTAGAAGGTATTCTTTTTTCTTTTTTAGGAGAATATCCGTAATATTTGTCGTTTGCCATGTCTGTAATGTATTATTCTGTAATAAATATAAGATTATCTTGGAAGCTGGTTATTGTTTAATTATCTGTTTATTATATCGTTTTTCTTCGTGAATTATTGATAGGTTATATAATCCATTTGATAGGTCTGATAAATCTAATCTATTAACATTTTTAGTTTTTATTAATAATTTACCCATCAAATCGTGTACTTCTATTTGTATATCTAATCTTGTTTCTATAGTTAATACATCCTTTGTTGGGTTTGGATAAACAGCGATCCCTAAAGCAGAAACATCAGGTATACTTGTAGGCCATCCTAATTGACAATAATCATACATTGATTGACATGAAGCATCCCAATCTACATTACAACAATAATCATCTACATCAATCACCCAAGCATAACACCCATCATTTAACCAATATGGTATTCCAGGTCCCCCATAACAACCAGCATCATATAAACATGCTGTAGAATCTGTTACGTTTGCTGCTGGATTATAATTATAAGCTGAAACATCTGTACATCCTGTTACTATTGTTATACATGAATTATCATCAAAACAAGCAAATTCGTTATAATTTAATGCTGTTGAATCTGTACAACCAGCAATTAAACAACAACTATTATCATTAGTATTAGCTAAAGGATCGTAATTATAAGCATTTGCATCAGTACACCCATAAATAAATGGTATACAAGATCCGTTGTCTGTGTTAGCTAAAGGGTTATAATTAAACATAGTACTATCTGTGCATCCATAAATAAATGGTATACAACTATTATCGTTTGTGTTAGCTAAAGGATCGTAATTTAATGCTGTTGGGTCAGTACAACCATAAATAAATGGTATACAAGATCCGTTGTCTGTGTTTGCAAGTGGATCATAATTAAACATTGTTGAATCCATACAACCAAAAGCATAAGGAATACAGTTACCTGAAGGTGTATTAGCTGTTGGATCAAAATTAAATTGTGTAGGATCCATACAACCAATAATAACAGGTACACATGAACCATCATCTACATTAGCTGTTGGATCATAATTAAACATTGAAGGGTCAGTACAACCATAAATTGGATAAACACACCCTGAATTAGTATTAGCTGTTGAGTCAAAATTTAAAGCATTTGAATCAGTACATCCTATTATTACTGGAATACATGATCCATCATCTGTGTTAGCATTTATATCATAATTAAATGCCGTTGGATCTGTACATCCTAAAATAGTATAAATACATCCTGAATTTGTATTTGCAGTCGAGTCAAAATTAAGTGCTGTTGGTTCAGTACAACCAATAACTACTGGCACACATGAACCATCATCAGTATTTGCACTTGGTAAATAATTAAATGCTAATGGATCTGTACAACCATAAACATAAGATATACATCCTACATTTGTATTTGCTAATGAATCATAATTCCACGCTGTAGAATCTGTACAACCATAAATATAAGGTATACAAGTGTCAGCTGTATTAGCTGATACATTATAATTCCACATTGTAGGATCCATACATCCATGAATAAATGGTATACAACTACCATCATCCGTATTAGCTAAAGGATCATAATTAAAAGCAGTTATATCTGTACATCCATAGATGTAAGGGATACAACTTCCATCATCAGTATTAGCTAGAGAATTATAATTTAAAGCTGTTGCGTCTGTACACCCTAATAATACTGGAATACAACCTCCATCATCTGTATTTGCTAATGCATTATAATTTAAAGCAGTACTATCAGTACATCCTAATAAAACAGGTATACATGAACCATCGCTAGTATTCGCATTTGAATTGTAGTTAAACGCAGTACTATCAGTACATCCGTATATATATGGAATACAAGAACCATTGTCAGTATTCGCAGAAGAATTATAATTAAACTGTGTATTATCTGTACACCCAAATACTACTGGTACACATGATCCATCATCTGTATTTGCAGAGGCATCATAATTAAAAGCTGCAGCATCTGTACATCCATATATAAATGGTACACATAAACCATTATCAGTGTTAACTCCTGAATCATAATTAAAGGCCAATGTATCTGTACAGCCAAATATAATAGGTACACAACCTCCATTGTCTAAATTAGCTAAAGGATCATAATTAAATTGAGTAGAATCTGTACATCCATTAACTACTAATGTTACACAACTACCATCATCCACATCAGCTATAAATCCCTGAGTATGATACTCTAAATATAAAGGGTTAGTACAACCTGGATCATAAACACATGAACCATCGTCTGTATTTGCGTTAGAATCAAAATTATAAGCTAAAGTATCAATACAACCATAAATGTGAGGTATACAATAATTTCCGCAATTTAATATAGGAGTATAAGTTACACCTGCTTGTATTGGGTTTAACCAAGGATTATTTCCTTTTTGGTAAACTATATTTCCAAAAGGATCAATTAATTTAAATCCACATTGTGTAATGTCTGTGCTATTACCTTGTTGATTAAATATTTCATAAAAAGTTATTTCAATGTGTGTTAATGCACTTACATTAATAGTATAATCTTTCTGCATACCATTAGTTGTAAATGCTCCAATAGATGATCCATTTTGAACTATTCCAATATAAGAACCATCCCAACCGTCTCCACCACCATCAAATACTCTTAAAGTATAATCACAGTTTGGTATAAGATCCATTGCATTAGCATTAGGATCATAATTAAATGCTGTGGAATCAACACATCCTAGGACAGCTAATGTTAAACACATTGACTGATCATTACTAGTAGCTAATGAGTTATATTCTAAGTAAGCTGGATCTTTACACCCATAGTCTGGATTAATAGGTGGGCACTCGTCTAATGTATATGGGTCACTAGTAGTAATGAAACCAAAATTAGCGTTATCACCTTGAGAAGGTATTAAACTAAATATAGTATCACCACAAGCATCTGTAACAACTACTTGACCATCTACACCTCCAAAACATGATCCACACATTCCATCACCATAATCATCCTGAAGATTAAATGTAAATTCAGTACCAATAGGAAGACACAATTTAGTATCTACAGGTACTCCTGTTATTTGATAAAATCCTATCGGAACACTTGCCAATATACCTAATGTATCAGTTGATTCAATTTCCCAACTTATTTCTCCCGCGTATGTATCTGGTATTACAGTAACAGTTATTTCTTGAAATAAAGTGTCAAGACAAGGTGTTTGAGCAGTGTAAATACAACTACCATCATCTAATGCTGCATGTGGGTTATAATTTAATGCTAAACTATCTACACAACCTACACCACAATTTTGGTTTTGTAATGTAAGTGTGTCCATAGAACCATCTAACGTTTCTATTATAAAATAATAATTGCTTGAAGCTTCAGCAGCTCCCGAATTAGTATAACCATAAAAATTATTACCATTCCATATTTGGTATGGTTGATATTGTAAATTATTTAAATCTGTACCTCTATAAAATCCTATAGGAGAACATCCTGGATTAGAAGGTGGAGACCAGCTAATATCAACTTGTCCTTGATTAGGTGCCCATGGAAAGCATTGAATTGAACCTTGAAGATTTTGTATACCTGTACATGGAGGGTAAATACAAGTACTGTCGTTTATCATTGCTAATGAATCATAATTTAAAGCTAATGTGTCAGTACATCCATAAGTTATAACTAAAGGAGAACCTATTCTTATATTATCGATAGCCATATCTGATCGAAAACTAGGTCCTCTATATCCATGAAATTGTAAATAAAAATCTCCACTAACTCCTAAAGAATCCAAATCAAATACAGCATATTGCCATAAATTACCTTGATCACCTGATAAAGTAAAAAATTCTGTAGTATCTCCAGTCGCAGTATCTGATTCTATTAAAAATACTTCTAATGAACCCATATCAGATCCCCACATATGATACCAAAAAGATAATTCCATCCCAGGATCATTATCTACGTTAAAACATTCTGTTTGAAAAGCATACCAAGTGTTTGGTTGTTGTCCTGATGCTTCTGTAAAAACATAGGTTCCTATACCAGAAACATCAGTTGTTGGTCCTGTATTACTTGATGGTGTTGATCCTACTTGAAAAGACCATGGTTGAGACCCTAATACAGGGACTATTAATGGACTATTTTGTCCATCAAAGTGTGTTACTTCTGGAAAACTATTATTTACCCAAGGACATGGGGGTGGGGTTAGGGGAGGTAAAGGAAGAGTTCCTAAATTTAAAGAATCTAAACCTAATCCAGGTTGTGCTAGTAAAAATGTTGGTAATAATACTATAAATAACAATAACTTTTTCATGTTTTAAAAATCTTCCATTAATATTTCGTCTATTTTTTCTTGAACTTCTTTTTTAGTAGCTTCAAGTTGCATCATGATATTTGCTTGAAATCTTGCTACTTCTTCTCCATCTTGGAATATAACTAAAGTAGGTACAACTACTATTTTATATGTTCCTTGAGCTTTTGTATTTTTAGAAATGTCAATTCTTGATGTTTCGCAATCACTTAATTTTTCTAAATATTCACATTTAGTACCTGAAAAGGGAGCATTAAATTCTACAACAGCTAATCCATCTTGAGGTATGTCTTGAGATTTAGCTATTAAACATAACCCTAAAAACAATAGTACTAATAATATTTTTTTCATTATCTTAATTTATCAATTTTTTCCTCAATACGTTTGATATCTTCTTTAACCTCCTTAACGTCTTCTTGTGTTGTCATAATAGTTTGACGTATTAATTGGTCTTTCATATCATATTCCATACGAGTAATATCTGGTGGTAATGGTTCTGGTAATGTTTTCGCTTCAGCAATATCAGCTTGCAACGTAAACCACATACCAACAAGAGTAAAAATTAACACTGCTATACCTCCTAGTGTTTTTAAACTTAATTTTAACGTTGTTTCTTCGTTTAATTCTTTTTCTGCCATTTTAAAATATTATATAATTTACTCCGAATGAGAAATCGTGCCATTCTCTATTCCAATATTTATTGTATTTACCTTCTATAAACACTCCTAAACTTTTACTATATTTGTATCCAAAAATTAATCCACCTGAATAATCATACCATTGTTCTCCATTATTAAATTTATGGTATGAAAATTCACCACCATCATCATAATGCCACGGCATTACATTACCCCATGAATGAAGCCATAAGTTTTTAGAGTAATAATAATAATCAAATCCTAATACGAGTGAATGTTGGATTGTGTTTTCTAGTTCGTTTCTTTTTTTTTCGGTATAGTCAGATAATACTTGTGGGATAACTACCCCTTCCCAAATTTCAGTATTTTCTGCCACTATATTTCCTTGTAGATCGGTATATTGTACAATACCGTGGGATATAAAATTAGCATTATAACCTTCTTCTAATGCTAAAAATGTATAATGTAAATTACCATTTGATAATTTCCACTCTTCAAGAGGATCATATCCATAAGGTTCTGATAAACGTTGTACAGCACCTATATTTAATGATAATTTACCTTTTTGTAACATTTCTGGTAAAAAACTTAAATCTTCTATATTATGTCTATATCTTTGGGATGTTTCAAAATATTTAATATCTGCAAAACCATCTTCTAAATATTCACCTTTAAGGATATAGTTATCATCTATATATCTTAAAAAATGATGTTGGTTAGCGTAATTTTCACCTTCTTGTCTTACGTAAGATAATTCAAATAAATATTCAAATCCTGATATTCTACCTACTGTAGCTGCATCACTAAATGAATTTTCTTTACCTGTTTTGAATGCTTCTTTAGGCTCATACCCCATTCTAGATATTTTTCTAACACCTAAAATAACTGAATAATCGTAAGGAGTTGTAATTGTTTGGGTTTCTAAACCATTAGTAACACTATAAATATCAGCATCAGATAATGAATTACCACCATTTACTGCCCCATAAATAGTAGCAAATTTAGTAATTTTTTTCCAATCTAAATCTAATTTTATTTTAGATATATCTAAATCTAATGTAGATATTTTATTATGTAATGTAGTTAATTTAGAGGTTAAAAGGTCTACCTCGTTTTTGGTATTTATAGTATCTTGACCAAAAACATTTAACGTAAGTAACGTTAAAGATAATAACAGTAACTTTTTCATATATGGATATTATAATATACGAAAATAAATATATAAAAAGGAAGCAGCCCCGGGCTGCTTTTAAAAAAAATTATAACTGTTAATAATCATCTAAATCATTCCAATCAATAGAATGATTTTCTTCTTCTTTTAATTTATACTGTTCGATTTCTTCCTTTATTTTATAAAGTGCTTCAGCAATTTCTGTTCTTGTTAAAGTGTGATCTCGTTCAATATCATCTATTAATTCTTCAATATTATTAAGAACTGTATCCATTATCTTTTTTAATTTTCCTTAGAGCATATTCCCACTTTTCACAAACAGTTTTCCATTTATGTTTCGGTTGAGTTGACATTTTTTTAATTTGCTTATTAAATTTATCCCAAAGACCACTTTGGGTTAATTCTGTATGAATTTCATACATTGTATCTTCTGTTTGGCTACTCATAGTTTAATCTTTTATGATTTCGTGGTATGCTTTTACATATGCATTAACTCTTGAAGACAATGGATTTCTTTCAAGAAGTCTTTTAGCATAATGATCTACTTCGCTTCTTAGCCCATAAGCCCCAGCTTCCATTAGTATTTGTTCTATTTGAAAATCATCATCACTTAACATTTCAAAACTTTCAGTACTATATAAATAATTATCTGTTCGGTTTTCTTCCTCGTCGCTTAGGTTTATCCCCTGGAAAAAGTCTATAATGCTCTGTCCAGTACTTCTTCTCAGCACTTTCAAGCGCGATTTTGTCAGCTTTAGTTGTTCGTTTTTTTCTTCCATTTTCGTGGTATTTAGGTTCTTTTAAACGCTCTATTTTATTATATAACCTTTCTATCTTATCAAATTCTGGATCAATTATTTCTACTAAATAAGGACCATTAGGAAATTTATTTAAATCATAATGCCATATAGAATCTTCAAATTCTAGTTTATATTTTAATTTTTTAGTTACGTTTTCTGTTGGTCTTCCTCTCATGATACTAAATCTCTTTTTAAAAATAAATTATTTAGTGTTTTTGTAACTTGATGAACATTCTTAGGATCAATGAACGTTGCGCTTTTACCATACATAGTTCTAAAAGCTTCAACCAATTCATTTAATCTAATAGATGTTACATCTGTTTCTATAAAATAACTTAATACTTTAACACCTTTTTTCTTAATATTACTAACTGCCCTAGCTGTGTCTAATATAGCTGATTTTCCTTTATATATAAATCCACTACTTTCAAATGTAGGAAAACCATCGCTCATATTAATTAAATAACTGTCTAAATAATATGAAGAACTTGGGATATATTGATTTAAAGCATTTAAACACATACCTTCTGGTGTTAACCCACTAACTTTAAAGTAAGCTAGTTTTTTAAGATCACTTAATGTATGTTTTTTGCTATCAAAAGCCAAAATCAATAATGGAATATGTGCTGTTTTTGATGATAGACTTGGATCTTCACCAGTAGTTCTAATAGATATAGTTAAATCTATATTTTGCATATGTAAAGACACATAACCTAACGCAACAGTGTTAATTAATACTTGATCCCACTTTTCACCTTGCATACTACCACTACCATCAATTGATAAGTGTATACTAATAGGTTTATATTGTGCTCTGTCTATCTTATAAAATATATCATTTTCAAAATTAGCAGCGTATACTCTTCTAGCATCAATTTTACCTGATTTTAGTCTTTTGGATGCTAAAGTTACTTGTTCGTTTGTAATTTGTAATTTACGTAATAATTTTTTTCCTAAATTTATACCCGCGTTTACATTATTATTACACGCAAAATCTGGGTATTTAAAAATACCATATAAATTGCTATCAACTATAGACTTAGTAATTCCATCAATTACATGTACTTTTCTATCAGTGCGTTTAACTCCGTTTTTATCAACAGCAGATACTTTATCTTCTTTAATATTAGATTTGCTAATAGCTTCAATTTGGTTAAGTTCTTTTTTAGAACTTGTAGCTTTATGTATTTTACCGTTTATAAATTGTTCTTGTTTCGCAAATGCTTTTTTAGTTTCTTCTCTTGATGGCGCTTTATCACTAGTATTTTGCTTATTTTTTTGTACTTGGGATTTACGTTCTTCAGGTGTCATTAACATAAAATGAGCACTTAATAATCCATATAATGTAATGGCTAATTCTAATGAATCCATTGTATCTTTTAACCTATCAATATTTTTCAAATCAATTGCTTTAAATATTGTAGGCAAACATTTAAGTGCATTAAGATCTGTATTTTTATTAAAAATATTAATAATTCTAAATAGATATGAATTCCAATTTTCATCTCTATATTCAGGGCCCCTTAATGCCTTATCAACAGTTTTACTATAAAAATATCTTTCGTACATAGATCTATAATACCCCTGATATCCTGGTGCATTTTTATATACCAACGAGTCAATTCGGCGATCTTCTACAAAATTTAATAAAGTTGCAATAATATCGTGACCAGATTGAATGTTTCTGTTATATAATAAATTTTTCAAGTATTTTAACACATGAAAATCAGTATATTTACAATGGGCTGCTTCATGGAGCGCAGTACCTACTACACTATCTATAGTATTCATTGTAATAGTTGATGATATTGTGATTCTTTTACCATTTGTAAATGAATCTGCATCATTATTTGACTGAAAATCGACTTTGATTTCTTTTTCTGTTAATATTTTAACAAAATTAGTAATAGCACGTTGAGTGTTAGCTAA